ATTTTGGTCAGCTGCCTATCTGTGAAAACAAAACTTTAGATGATATAATTGAAAGCGAAAAGACTCTAAAAGAAATACTTTGCGATTTTTTAGACTGTAAAGATATCGTTTATAATAATATTGACGAAGAAGATATTTTATATATAACTAATGATGGTAGTGCTTTAATATTAACTGGAGAGGGGCAGATTCATTTTAATTTTAATGATAATATTTTAAAAATTCATGCAAAAACTAATCAAGAGCAATTAAAAAGATCTAAATCATTAAGACAAACTACTTCTGAAACTAATATAGAAGAAGATAATAAATTAGATTTAGATATAAATGGTAATATGAGATTATTATCTATAAATAGGGCTGCCTTTTCTGTATATGAAACATATAAATGAAATGGTCATAATATGACTTTTAATGATATTCCAACTTTAATTACAACTTCTGATAATCATACGACTGGCGACCCTTTTGTATATCAATATAGTTATGATCCTTTTACCACATTAACACTAAAAAATTATACTGTTGGGAATTTCCAATTAATAAAAAATACCGCTTTTTTATATCCAGAAGATTACACAAGCTATACTAAATCAGTAGATAATATACCATTAGGTTTTAGAGTAAGTAAACCATCATCAAAAATGATACAAAATTTATCATTTTTACCAGAATTAACAACCACTAGCTTAATACAACAAAGTGATTGACCCTATTGAGAATGAGAATTTTATATAGACTCTTCATCTGGTGGATATTTTTGATCTGCTATGTCTTTTAATTTGAATTTACCTTATGTTAGTTTAACACTTCATGGTGATGGAGATCGCAGCAGTTTATATATTAAAGAAGTAAATAATCCTTCTAATAATTGGAATAGTTTTTATTTAAACCCTCAATTACATAAAATGGCTACTTTACATATACCAGGGAATATTTCAGTTGATGAAGTAACATGTAGTACAGGTGCTGCATTAAAATTGCCAACTGAATATTATTTTAGTGAACAATATCTGTGAATAGAGTTTAACTGTACTTTACCTTGTTTTTATATTGGAGAAAATGAACAAAATCTCTTTAAGTCTTTTTCTGGTATTCATGCTGCAGATGGAGTACCTGATGCTGCATATGGAACTGCTTATGAACCCTATTCAAAATCTATGGATGGTAGCGGAAACGTTGTTTTATATTATCATCTTGGAGCAGAACTTATTGGTGACATAGGTATTGCAAATGATCATGAAGGAGTTGGTAATGTTTTTTCAAAAACATTATTAGAATCTTTTACGCTTAGAAGTAAGTCTTTTTATCGCGAAAATCGCAGAGTAACCATATATTGTGATTTAAAATTATATGGTACGACAACTGATTATTATCAAGGAATGGTCGGTCCTATTCATAAAATATATTACGATTTTGCTGATAAACGACCAAAATAAAATTTTTAATTGACAATATGAATAACCTTTACTATACTTAAATAAGTTAAAGTAAAGGTTTTTATTTTAGAAAGGATTAACTCATGAGAACAATTAATGATTTCGCAATGATGGAGCCAATGAAATATTATAATAATGAGGCCGAATCTGTTAAGCGTTCAGAAATGATAAATGATAAAGACAATCTCTATATTGCTACTGAAAAACACGACGGCGATTGGGGAATGTTTATTCACTATTCAAAAGGAAACAATCTAATCCGTAGCCGTTCTATTAGTAAAGTTACAGGAGTTTATGGAGATTATACAGCAAAAGTTCCACATCTTTGCACAGAAATGGATAACTGGCCAGATAATACAGTAGTTCTTGCTGAATTATGTTTTAAAGAATATGGCACAAATGCTAATACTGTTGGTACAATTTTAAGATGTCTACCAGCAAAAGCCATTGAAAGACAAAAAGAAACTCCATTATATGCTTTTGTATTTGATATACTAATGTTTGCAGGGAAAGATTTAACAAATGAACCTTATGAAAAGCGCATTATTGAATATGCGGCTGAAATAACAGGATTAGTTCCTCAAGATTATCAAGCTTTATATTTTAAAAGAACTGCGATTTTTCATGATGGTATAGACTTTGCTGAAGCCGCAGATGAAATTATTAGTGCTGGCGGCGAAGGCGTAGTTATTCAAAGAAAAGATAACCCATATATGCCAGGCACAAGAACTGCATGGAAAACCTTAAAACTTAAACAATCACTTCCTGAAATGGAATTAAAAGTTATCGCAACGATTGAACCTAAAAAACTTTATGAAGGCGATTTACCAGAAACTTGGAAATATTGGGAAATTGATGAATTAACAACAAACCCTGCAGCAAAACCATTGTTGATTCAAACTGAAAATGGTGCCCTTCCAGAATGGAAAATTAATACTTATAGTTATAGACCTGTAACTAAACCATATTTCTTTGGTTGGAAAAATGGCATTACAGTCGAATTTAACGGCACTACTTGTGATGTGGCTAGCGGACTTACTGATGCCGATAGAGAATGGTTAGCAACACCTGAAGCCGCAGAAATGATTAAAAATGGCGAACTTTATGCGGTCGTCAAGGCAATGAGTGAAAATGATAAGGGTAGATTAAGACATCCTTATTTGGTTAGATTAAGAAATGATTTATAAAAGACCTTAATGGTCTTTTTAAATTTGATTTAAAAAGGAATGACTTTTATACTTATTTTGAGGATAATAATATGAGAATAGTTAATTTAGGTGTAACCACAGAAAATATAGCAACAAAGACTTACACTAATCAGACGTACCCAACAAAGACTTATGTTGATCAAACATATACGACAAAGACTTATGCTGATCAAACATATACGACAAAAACTTACGCTGATCAAACATATGTAAAAAAAGTAGACTCGTTACCTTCATTTTCAGTAAATCCTACTGATAATGTTTTGGACTTTATAAATAATAATGGAGTAGCAAATAAAACAATTATTATTAAATGCTGGAGCAATAATTATATTGGTGAATTTCATATAGTTGGTGGTCCAAATTGTGTATTTGAATTTGAACTTATGGGTTCATATCTTCGTTATAGTTCAAATGCTCAAGCTATTAGTTTAACTGGATTAACTTTTGATGATGTTCTTGGTAGCACCTACGAAGATAATTATGCTCTTCAAAGCTTTGTTGATGATCTTGCTAATGATATAACTGAAATTACAGATGTAATTCCTAGTACTGCATCGTCTTCAAATCAATTAGTCACTCAAGCAGATATTCCTACAAGTATTAGTAGCACTACTGTTGGTTTTATTATAGATACATTACACAATCAAAATAATAAATATTTGAGCAACTATAATGCAGTAGATATTACTATTTCAGACTATCCTGGCATTCAAATCCTTTATACTGGCGGAGAAGAAGTAACTGGAGACATTTGTACTCAAGAACAAGCCGGAATTTATTTAAAGTCAATGTGTGGTAGTGATTATGTTCCTACTTATAATTTTGATTATCCATCATATCCTATTTTAATTGATAGAAATGGACAAATTTATAAACCTCAATGGGATAGTACAAATGGGTTAGTTTTATTTAAGGTAACAAATCCATTTCTAACTCAAGTTGCTTTTGCAGACTTACAAGGTGTTAGCTGGGATTCAACAACTGAAACATTAACATTAACAATTTAGGAGTTTTATTATGATTAAAATTAACAACACTCCTGTGAAATATATTACATATGATAATAAAGATGTAAAAATAGTTAAAAAAGATGAAAACACTCCGATATGAGCGAAACCATTGCTTTTAAGTATTACTCCATTAAATATTTCATCATTAACTATTACTAGAGATTCTGGTATAGAACCAACTGCAAATACTGGGACTATATCTCCAGTTTCATCAGGTAGCAATGATTATAATGTTTTTTATGGAGATTGACTTCGTTTTTCTGTTTCTGGAACTCCTCCTTCCGACTCAATCACTTATGTGTTCTATGAAGCATCTGCAGCTAGACAGGATGGTAGTTCCGTTCTCAGTAATACGCAACGAAGTTATCTATATTGAGGAACGTTATTCTTTCCTCCTGAACCCACTTTAATTACTTCTAGTTTTACGCCTTGAAGTGGTTTGATTAGTAAAATTAATTTTGATAAAATTAATTGCACAGTTGGTTTAAAATATTTTTCTTCTACTTCCTCTGCAAGTGTCGATTGTCCTTCAAATAGAAATACTTTAATTAAATCAACAACATTATTGGGGTCTTTTGTAATTGGAGATTTTGGTGATGTTATTAGTATTAATGCTAATCCTTATATAATATCTACTCTTATGCCAGTATTTAGGTCTGGCGAGCTTGTTGTGCCTGCAACATTAAAAACTTTTACTAATAAAACAGGAACATATACTATAACTGGTTATGGCCAATTAGTGAAAGGTGGTACTATTAATTATTATTTAAATTGAAGTGCAGTAGGTAGCGTATTAAGAACCATTACTGTGAATATTTATGACCCTATTATTTAGAGGATTAATTATGAAAAATTCTAATTATATTTGAAAAGCGGTTAATGCTCACTTATACGAGCATGTCTTTCGAATTCAAGCATATGCAGGCACTCCTTATACAGGTTATTTAATTGGTTTTTCTGTTTTTTCAACAGATCCAGAAAAATGAATGACTAAAAAATATCTTCATGACTGTATTGATCAAATTTATAATCATTTACCTAAAAATTATATTGGAATTGCTAGTGGAGGGGTTAAAGTTACTAGTTCTAGAGAATGTCCTTTTAGTCATATCTGACGAGATGAAACACAAAGAGATATAGGAGCTCGTTATGTAAATACGGATGAAACCCGATGAGCAAGTAGTATTTGACTTAAAAGTTGCCTAGATCATATAAAAGAAGATGCATGGGTCTGAGAAGAACAAGTTAGAAAAATTTTTTAATCGGATAATTTTTATTTGACAAGATGGAAAACCTTCACTATACTATCTTTAGATAGGGTAGTTAAAATCATTTTCTTAAAAACAAATACATTAAGTGTTTGTTTTTTATTTTAGTTAAATTTGTCATTAAACGCTTTAAAAACTATAATATTTTAGGAAATAGTATATGTACGGTAATAAGCGTAAGATTAATACAACTATTATAGGCATTAGAGACAAGGGTATAAATTATACTCTTGCTTTTTTCGCAGAAGAAAATATCAAAGAAGTTGTATTTAAAACAGATAATATTTTCCAAAAACTTTTTAAAAAGGGAAATTCTTTTCATTTGCATTTAAGCGCAAAAGAACTAAAAAACAAGCCCGCGGTTTTTGGATATAAAATGCTTATTAGAAGAAAAGATAATACTAGTTCTGAAATTACGGGACAAGTAATTTTAAAGAGGTAGAAATATGAGCTTTAAATTAACAAATGAGTTATTTCAATCCGCGCGCACAATTGTAAGAGAAGGACAAATTAAACGTTCTTTAGAAGTAAAAGTTACAGGAACAGGCGCAGTAACAGATGCAAGTGATCAACCACTTGATATTTTGCCATTAGGTAATCAAGGAGATCATTGCGTCACAGAAATCAATTTCCACTTGCCAACTGAACTTCAAGATGGCTATTATGGATATTTTTTAGTTGATTTAGAAAATGAAATTTATATCCAAAAGTGCGAAATGCTTACTGAAGATAGTGAAAAAATTGCTAATGCTTGGATTGAAGAAAAAATAACTTTCAATAAAAATAAAGAATTAAATTGCTTATTTGTAGCTATTGAAGCTGATTTAGATTCTGGTGACAATATCACAGAAGAAACAGAAATTTTCGTTACAGATGAATTTTATGGTGCGGTTCAAGATAACTTCTTAACAAGCGGTTGACATGCCGGCGTAGTTGTTGGTGACGATATTACAGCGGGAGATATTCCCGTAAGTGATCCAACTCCAGGTGAAAATCCAACTGAATATGAATCAATGGTTTGGGTTAATGGCGAAACAAAACTCAATGCCGAAAATATGAATAACATCATGCTTGGTATTGATGAAGCGCATGAAAGATTAGATAGTGATGTTGAATTAAAAGAAAATAAAACATTAGAAATTACAAGCGAATCTACCGATGAAGAATATCCAAGTGCTAAAGCCGCAAAAGACTATGTAGATAGCACGATAGAAGATGTTGAAGACTATGTTGATGAAAAATCAACTTCTATTTTTGAAAAAGTTGTAGGTGGAATGAATGTTGATCAACAATTCGCAAACAATCAAACAGTCTTCTGCTATGAAGGTAGTCGTACTGAAGGAGGAGATATTCCAAGTACATTAATTATTAATTTACCACAAACATCAAATACTGCAATATATTTATATCGTATTTATTTAAGATATATAGACAAAAATAATGTTGAACAAACATATACTTATACTTTTGCTCAATCTAGTGCTGAATTTAGTGATTATAATCAATCTCAAACTTTAGATGGAATTGTTTGATTTTTGCGTCAAACAAACGAAGGGGCTTCTAAACCTTCCCGTGCAAAACCACATTCAAGTTCTCCATATACATTGAAACTTGGTGCGGGAAGTGCGGCAACAGCAACTAGAAATTTATCTATATCAACAGAATCTTTAGCTGGTTGCACTTTATTAGAGGTTAGAGTAGGCGTTTGTGGTGCTTCTAACTGTAATGCACAATTGAGTATTATTGCTGCAAATGATAATTGGTATTATAATGATGGAACACAACAAACAACTAATCAAACCTATGATGTGCCAGTTGGAACAACTGCGAGCACAGCGTATCAAGGCGCATCATTTGAATTTACAAATGAACCAGATGGCACAGAGCTTGGTGAGTCTACAACAATTACATATACAGAACAATTTTTAACAAAAGATAGTTCTGGAAATATTACTGCAACAAGCCCTACAGATGAAAACAGAATTTACTTCAATAGAGATAATAATCTTTTCTATAGATGAAATGGAACAACATTAGAAGTTTGTTCTAAAACATTAGAATTAGGTAATACTGAAACTACTGCTTATCGTGGTGATTATGGCGCACAAAATCGCCAAGACATTCTTGCATTACAAGGCTTTAAACCAAAATCAAGAACAATTGAGATTGCTGTAGATGCTTGGGATAATTCTTCATATATAGAAGACTTATCACCAGTTACAGTAGGTGCAAATGATATTCTCTTTGTTTACCCAAGTGATGCATCTGCTCAAGAATATTATAATTGCGGAATTACACGCTCTATAGATGGCGGTGGAACTCAGTTAACTCTTACTGCAGCGACACTTCCTCAAAATACATTAACTGTTCAATTAGTTTACTTACATTGCGAGGCGTTCTAAAATGATATTATTATCCTCACCCGATTATGAGGGTAAAGTTGTATATGAATTCAGTGGAAATAGATTGGCTAGTCCTGAAAATATTTCCGCTGATGGATCAACTATTTATTTTGGAAAGGTTTTAAATGCTACTTCATATTTAATTAAAATTGATGGAGTAGATTACGCGGAAGTAATTAATGCAGGGACTGAAAAGAATACCTGGCTTTTTAATGAAGTAGTTGATACAAGTCCTGCAGTATCTCCTGAAGCATATAATTTTGAATATGAAAGTAATGGACAATCATATTCAAAAATAAGTATAGCTGAAAATATTATTGGTTATGATGACTCAGAAGTTTATCATACATCTTTATCTGGAGATTCTGGATGAGTGTTACAGGCATATAGAACAATTTCTTGTAGTGCTTCAATTCCTTCTGCAATTTATAACCTCTTAATTGCAAATGCAACTTACCAACCAGAACAACTTTCCTGTGATTTATCGACACTCTATAATTGAGGAAACATCACAAATGGCAGTCATTCTGTTCAAATTATTGCAAAAGCATCTGGTTATAGAGATTCGGTGCCAAGCCAATCAATTTACTTCGGTAAAAATGTTAGCTTTGTAAAAGGACAAATTTACGGTCCATATACAGTTTCGAGAGTTGTAGATGGTGATACGGTTGTCGCTGTTATTGATGGTGTTGAAACCAAAATTAGAATGATTGGTGTAAATACACCTGAATCAGTAGCAAAATCAAGTTATAGAACTGAAAACTGTCAAGAAGGTATTGATGCTTCAAACTACACAAAAGCACAATTAACAGGACAACAAGTTTATATTGAATTTGATACAGACCAATATGATAGATATAATCGTTTCTTATGTTATATCTATAGAGATGCGGAAGGAACTCAAATGTATAATAACGAGCTTATTGAGCTTGGTTATGGTGAAGCCGCATATTATTCTCCAAATGGAGAGCATAGAACTTTCCTTGAAACAACTCAAGCAACGGCTCGTACAAATGGCGTTCGCAACTGAGGAACACATTTCTTCCCAACAAAACTTGAGCCTGCTTCAGTCACATTAACTGGTTCGACCATCTCATGAGATCATCTTGCAAATAATTATATTGAATCTTATGATATTAAAGTTGATGGTACAGTCACTGGTAATGTTATACAACCTGCGGGAACAACTCATGTTGAGTATGATTTAACTAGCTTAGGTTTAAGTTCTGGTACATACCGAATTAATGTTGTTGCTATTCCAACCAATAGTACTCACGAAAAAAGTAATAATAGTAACAATATAAACTATATAGTTTCTTAATTAAATAAAACTTAAAAGAAGGATTGAAAATGATCCTTCTTTTCCTTAGTCGATTTTATTTGCAATCCTGTTTATATTGAGTTAGATTTGTTTTATTGAATATAAAAAACTATACTTACTTTAGGATAATAGTATAAACTATTAAGAGGTAAAAAAATGGAACTTAAACCAGCTAAATCTTCTCCTCGTTTAGAGAATAATATATTGAAATGGTATCTTAATGATAGTTTTTCAATAGAATGGTCTTTTTCTTTAACTTGAGATGAAGAACCATATATGTTAGATGAAAATGATGAATTAATTTTTAGTTTCTTTAAATTTTTAGAAAAGGAGCCAGTACACACTTTTTCTTTTACGAATGTGCAAGATAATAGCGTTTCTTTAGATTTTACTGAAGAAATATCTAAAAAATTTACTCCAGGTGTGTATACTTATTGTGTTAAATTGAATACTCATGATGGACCAATAGTTACTCTTTACGCAAAACAAAGAGCGGAGGTAGAGAAATGCCATTAGAAAATAAAATCAACATTAGTAGCGAACTTTCTTTAAAAACAATTAAAGTTGGTGACGCTAGTAAAAAATATTATACAAAAGAAGAAGCTGATGCTAAATTTATTAATAAAGAGTTTTTAGTTAACTATTATACAAAAGAAGAAACTGATCAAAAAGAAGAATATATATATGATTATATAGATAACGGTTTATCACTTAAAGTAAATAATAGTGAAGTAAGTATTTTCGCTCAAGATAATACTATTGTAAAAAGAACTACTGGCGGAAAAGTTGATATAAGAGTTAGTGACCCTCAATATAATGATGAACCAGCATCTAAAAACTATGTTGATAATGGATTATCTACTAAAGCTGATAAAACTAGCTTAGCTGATTATGTTCCATGGTCAAATGTTAGTCAAAATGCTAGTGGACTAACTGTAGTTCAAAGAAAAGATGATTCTAGTGTAGATATTAGAGTCCCTCTAACTCCTGCTTATGATAACGAACCATCTTCAAAACAATATGTGGATAATCATCATGATTCTACTAAAGCAGATAAAAGCGAATTGACTAACTATGTTCCATGGACTTCTGTAAGTTATGATGCTTATGGAAATTCTATTGTTCAAAGAAAAGAAGATTCCAGCGTAGATATTAGAGTACCATTAGCTCCAACTTATAATAACGAACCAGCTAGTAAAAATTATGTAGATACAGGTTTAGCTGGTAAAGTTAATTCTAGTGAAGTTACTGTTCACGCTGTAGCAAATACTATTGTTAAAAGAAAAGGTGATAGTAAAGTTGATATTAGAGTTCCAGAGCCAACTTATGGTGATGAACCTGCCAGTAAAAATTATGCAGATACTAAATTAGCTAAGGTTACATCTAGTGCATCACATAATAGATTATATGTAATTAATGCAGATGGTTCTCAATCAACTACAGAATTAACTAGCAGTTCTACACCAGGATATGCTGTGCCTTATAGAAGACAAGATGGAAATATTATGGTTCCTCTCACTCCAGGACAAAATTCTGATGCAGCTTCAAAAGGATATGTTGATGATCAAATTATAGCTTCAAAAGTTCCAACAACATCTGCATCTGCTGGCGATGTATTAACATTAGACTCAAACAAAAACCCAACTTGGGCCGCGGCTGCTGATGGTGGAACAAAGTTGTATATTCATAAGATCCAATATAAACGTGACGATACTGGAAATACTATATATTATGCCAATATTTTATCGAACCTTCCAGGTCCATTTACATATAATACAACTTTTTCACAAGCTGGTGGCAAAATTTCAAACTTTTATATGGTTATTCCAGGAGGAATTATAAATCAAACATCAAGATTGATTTATTATTGGCAAGATTCAAGATATGTTTCTACAATATATCAAGATTTAGCAACAGGAGAAATTACGGTATTTAATTCTGATGCAAACTCAAAAATAAGTACAAGTGGTTATATCGACACAGTTACCGAACTTTAATATAAAAGACATTTATTTATAAAAAAGTAAGACTTGATATTAAAAATTAAATTTAATTTAAAAAAGAATCGAAATGGCTTCGGTTCTTTTTATTTTATAAATTACTTGACTACTATAAAAAATTGGCGTATAATTACCATATAAGATTAGAAAGGAAAACTATTTTAATGGCAGAACTATATAATGAAAATAGTATCGTAACTCTTGATTATCGTGAAGCGGTCAAACAAAGTTTGGGCATGTATATCGGCAATGCGGAACAAGATGGTATGCATCATCTTTTAACCGAAATTATTGCCAATGCTATGGACGAAGCTGCCGCAGGTTACGGTAAAACAATTAAAGTTACAATAGATAGACAAGACAATTCCGCAAAAGTAGAAGATGAAGGTCGTGGTATTCCATTTCATAAAAAAGATAATGGAAACTATGCTATCGTCGAAATGTGTACAAATCTTCACTCAGGCGGAAAATTTGAAGGACAAGGAAACTATAAATCTTCATTAGGACTTCATGGTGTTGGTGCAACAGTCACTAACGCTCTTTCATCTGACTTTATTATTGAAGTTTGGAGAGATAAAGAACATTGTTTCTTTGAAGTTTATGAAGGAGATTATGGAGATCCTGATATTGAACCTTATGCGGGCACACGTCACGGCACAACCGTTTTCTTCGTTCCAGATAAAAAAGTATTTAAAGACCTTAAATGGGATATTAAACGCATACAAGAAGAACTTCAACTTCATGCCCTTTTAAATAATGGCATTACTTTTGAATTGTTTGAAAAGGATGGCGAAAAAGTTATCGGCAGTTGGAAATATTTTTATACAAATGGTATTAAAGATATGCTTAAAATTAAAATAGCCGAAGAAAAACTTCTTACAAATCCAATTTATTTTAAAACAACTACATCAAGCGATACAGGTGAAAACTGTGATGTAGAAATGGCTTTTGCATATACTGAAAAAGGATATGAACAAATCTTTAGTTTCGTTAATGGCGGCTATACTCCAAATGACGGAACTCACGTTACGGGTTGGAAAACCGCATACACCTCTCTTATTAATAAGTTAGCAAGAGAAAATGATATACTTAAAGATAAGGATAAAAACTTGAGCGGCGAAATTGTACGTAAAGGCTTATTCTTAATTCTTTCAATTAAGATGGAAGGTCGTCCAATGTTCGCAGAGCAAACAAAGAAAACATTGAACTCACCTCAAGCTCGTATGTTTTGTAGTCGTGCGGTCGCGCAACTTCAATTACAACCAAAAGAAATTAAACAAATTCTTGATAAAATTATGATTGAGCAAAAAGCCGAAGAAGCCGCGCAAAGAAAACGTGAAGCACAAGAAAAAATTGCGCGTGGTGGAAAGTCAATGAACTCACTTAAAGACTTGCCAGAAAAACTTGCGGATGCAAATGACTTCACTGATGCGGAAATCTTCTTCTGTGAAGGTGATTCTGCCGCAGGTGGTGCGAAAGAAGCAAAGGCATCCAATCAAGCCATTTTGCCGCTTCGTGGTAAAGTCCTTAATACAACTTGCAAAGAATTAGCAGATGCAATTAAGTCCGATACAATTAAAGATATTCTTACTTGCTTGGGTTGCGGAATTGGAGACCACTTTAACATCAACAATCTTCGTTATAATAGAATTATTTTCATGACGGATGCCGACCCCGATGGGGGACATATTAACTTGCTTTTAGCAACTTTATTCCTTCATCATTTACCAGAATTAATTAAAGCGGGAAAAGTTTATGCCGCAACACCTCCACTTTACAAAACTATAAACGGCAAAGAGGAAAAATATTGGTATCCAGAAGATGAAAAAGAATATCGTAAGTATATGAGAAATCATAAAAATGCGATTTCAAATAGATTTAAAGGTTTAGGTGAAATGCCAGCCAATGAGTTATACAGCACAACAATGGACCCATCTAATCGTCATTTAATCCAATTAACTACAGACAATATGGAAAAGACATTAGATTTATATAATCAATTAATGGGTAAACAACCTTCTTTAAGAAAAGAATTTATTTTAAAAAATAAACTTTCAAAACTAGAAGAAGATGATACCTTTGATGAATTCGAAGACGAGGAAGAATAATGAAAAGATTTCTATTTTATTTCTTATCAATTAGTTGAGGTATAATCATGACCTTAATTGGCGCCATCGTAATGATTTTACCTTTCGGTAAACTTCATAAATTCCACGGTCGTATATATAAAACAGTAGGAAAAGGTTGGGGTGGCATATCATTAGGATGTTTCTTTATGTGCAGTGAAGATTGTCAATCAGACTATCTTCGTAGTCATGAGTGCGGACATGGATTACAAAATATTATTTGGGGACCATTATTCCCATTTGTAATTGCTATTCCAAGTGCTATTAGATATCAATATTATAATTGGTGTTATAAACATGGAAAAGAAACTCGCCCATATGATAGTATTTGGTTTGAAGGTCAAGCCACTAAATGGGGCAAAAAGTACATCCTAACGGATAAGTTTTAGAAATAAAAATATCTTGTCAAATTGAAAAAGATATAATATAATAATTAAAGGAGATAAATATGGAAGAAAACAAAAAAGAACAACCAAAAATGCAATCTTGGAGAGATGTTAGAATTTCTTCACAAATGCCATTAGACGCAATTGTTGATTTTTGTAATGTGTTAAATCAACGCCTTTGCTCTATTGAAGATTTATTAAAAGTAAAAGGTGAAGATGGTTCTGAAAAAAGTTTAACAGAGATCTATCAAGAAGACATTAAGAGACAAATTGAAGAAGGCCAAAAAAAACCGAAAGGAAACTAAAGCATGAGTAGTATAGATGAAAAAAGTAAACAAGATTTTCTTATCTATGCCAATAGTGTAATTAAAAGTCGTGCTATTCCTAGTGTTGAAGACAACTTAAAGCCAATTCATAGACGTATCTTATGGTCAATGTTTGAGAGTAAATATACTCCAGATAAACCAACTGTAAAATGCGCCCGCGTAGTTGGAGATGTTATGGCGAAGTATCACCCTCATGGTGACTCTTCAATTTACGAGGCGATGGTTCGTTTGAGTCAATGGTGGAAGTTAAGATATCCATTAGTATATATTCATGGTAACTGCGGCAATATCTTAGGAGATGGCCCTGCGGCTTATCGTTATACAGAGTGTAGACTTACTAAAATTGGTATGTTTATGCTTGAGGATATTAATAAAAATTGTATTGATACAAGACCAACATTTGATAACTCAAACACAGAACCAATTACTTTACCATCTAAGTTTCCATATTTATTATGCGGAAACAATAGCGGTATTGCTGTTGGTATGGGATCTGATTTAGTTTCTCATAACTTTACAGAAGTAAGTCAAGCAATTAAATATTATATTGAACATAAAGATTGTACTATTGCCGATTTAATGCAATTTATTAAAGGCCCAGACTTTCCAACGGGTGGTATGATTGTTAATGGTGAAGAACTATTAGAGATCTATACACGTGGAACTGGTAGTGTTAAAATGCATGCGCATTATGATATTACAAAACAAGGTCAAAAAACTTTGCTTGTATTTCATGATTTACCATATGGCGTAGAAATTGATGACGGCATTAAGAAACCATTAAAGAAGTTAGTTCTTGAAGATGGTTATGAAGTTTTTGAAGATATTAGTGTTCAAAAAGTAGGTGATAAACAATTTGATATTAGTATTTTACTTGGTAAAGGTGCTAATGTTGCAAAATGTTTAGAAATCTTATTTAATAAAACAAAGTTGGCATCATCAATTAAAATTAATCAAAACTTAATTATTGACGGCGAACCACGTTTACTTAACCTTAAACAAATGATTGAACACTGGGTTAATTATCGTAGCCGTTGCATTTCACGAATCGCGCAAAATGATTATCAAAAGACAAATCATAAACTCACAGTTACTATTGGTTTACAAAAGTGTATGAGTGATATTGATAAACTTGTTGGTTTAATTCGTGGTGCTGCAGATAGAGCCGCGGCGAAACGAGCAATCGTCGCGGAATTCACGCTTAATGACGAACAAGCCGAAGCTGTACTCGATATGAAGTTAAGTAGATTATCTCGTTTAGATTTACAGGCTTTAAATGATGATGAAAAGAACTTAACAGAAACTTTAGCAAAGATTAAAACAATTATTGAAGATGAGAATGTCCGTTACGGAATTATCTTATCTGATTTAGAAGAAATTAAAAAGGTTATTGGCAAAGACGAACGTCTTACTGAAATTCATTATAGTAGACCAGCCGTCACAGCCGATACTCCCGCAATCAAACAAGAATTTAGGATTACAAATTATGGAATTGATAGTGATTTTACTGGCAATGGTATTTTGGGCAATACATTAGACATTGTCTATGCTTATACGCCTGAAGATATTATTGGTTACAATAAAGAAGGAGAACTTACTCCGATTAATGCCGCAAAAGAAATAATTGGTGCTTGTGTAAAGAACAAAAAAGATAAGTTCGTAACCGTAACTAAAAACGGCAATATTAAAGTTTCTTTTGCAAATGAATATAGATTTACAAGAGCCAACGAAAAAGCCTTAAAACTTAAAGACGATGATGAGTTAGTTTATGCGGACTTCTGCGCCGATAATGACTTTGTAATGTTATTTGATGGCGAGAAAGTATTAAAACTCTCTGTTGCAGAACTTAATGTCGCATCTAAATTAACTGTTGGCGTTAAATCTGGCTTATCGCCGATTTTGGCCGCGACAGTAGTAAATAATAGTGACTTATTATTGTTCGTGACAAAAGATTTAAAAGGTAAATATACTTCTGTTCAAGACTTCTCAACCGATAGTCGCGGAAACAAAGGACAACAAATAGCAGAAAATACTATTTGCATGAGAAGATTTGATAAAGAAAGAGAAAGTATATATTTATTCCCAAAAACAGGAAATGGTATTAGCGTTGCTAAGAACAAAATTACTGTAAAGGGTAGAACTGCGATCGGAGCGACTTTAACTAGCCGTGCGATTGTGAGAATTTTATAATTTTATTATTGACCTATCAAAAAAGATAGACTATAATATATTATAAACATCTTGAGCCACACAAGATATACTAATTTTAAAAGGAGATATAAATGAATAAAATTGTATTAACAGACAATGGCAAAAGAGTTCTTGAATTTATGCAAGGACGCGATGAAGTTTTAGTTGGAAAAGATATGATTGATATGACCGGTATCAAAGGTATTTATCCAGTATTAAACTCTCTTATTAAGAATGGATTAGTCGATTACGCGGAACCAGTAGTAAGAGATTTCACAAACAATAAGGGTGAAACAAAACCAAAAGAATATAAGACATATTGTCTAACAGATGCCGGACGTGCATTTATTATTGAATAATTAAAAGATAATTAATGTGGCAACTAATATTTTAACAAATTAATCAAACAAACGAAAAGGAAAAAATTACAATGGATTTTTTAAGAACAAACTCATTCAAAGTAGTCGGTAGATTAGTCTCAGCTGATATGAGAACTGGTAACCGCAAATCTGATGGCGCAGGTTACATTTCTGGAACCGCAACCGTCGTTTCAAACATTGAAGGTGCTGATAATACCTTCGAAATTCGTTTCTACAGCGGAGAAAAAACTGCTGATGGAAAAATTAGCAAACTTTATACATCATACTCAAAGTTATCTGATTTAGTTGGTAAGAAAATTGAAGTCACTGGTGAAATCCGTGAAAATCGTTTCTTCAGCAAAACAAGTAATCAAATGGCTTCAGCTCAACAATTAAGTGGTCACTTTGTTCGTGGTGTTACAGAAACTGCAACAGATGAAGCCGTCTTCGAAGTTGGTGGTTTCGTTGTTGAAGAATTAAAAGAAAGAACAAACAAAGATAACGAAGTTTATCGTTATGATATCGCAATTGGTCAATCCAATTATAAAGGCGATATGATGTCTAAGTTCGTTCTTCATGTTAACCCAGTTGACAGACCAATTATTGAAGGTGTCAAAGGTTATCATGTTGGTGACACAGTAAGAGTTAATGGTAAACTTAACTTTATTGTTAAGACAGTAACAAGCGAAAGCAAAAATGAAGGTGGTTTTGGTGAACCTGTAGTCCGCACTTTCACAAACAAAATCTCTAACTTCTTCATTTCAGGTGGTTCTTCAGTAATTAAAGATGCAACTATTGGTGCTTATCCAAGTGATGTTATTAGAACATTAGTCTCAGCTTATAAAGCTCACGACGCGGAAATTGAAGCTACAGCAAAGGCTAGTGGAGAATCTTCAGTTGTTGAAGAAGAACCAAAAGTTACTTCAAGACAAGCAAGTTTACTTTAATAGAAAGGCGGGTTTTTAACTCGCCTCTTAATGTTATATTCAATTAGGAGTATAAAAATGTCAGAAGAAAATAAAAAAGAATTAAATAGTTTTGAAAAGCTTAATAATATAGATTTAACAGATAAAATTAAAGAAAAAATTGGTTTAAAATATTTAAGTTGGGCTTATGCTTGGGGAGAACTCAAAAAAGCATATCCTGATGCTTTCTATACAATTTATAAAAGAACAGTCAAATCTACTATTACATCTAAAATTGTAGATGGTGGTGTTGAAACAGTCACTGTAACAGAAGATAGTAATGAGATTCCATATTTTACAGATGGAAAAACTTGTTATGTTAAAGTTGGTGTAACAGTTGATGGTGTTGAGTATGTTGAACTTCTTCCAGTTATGGATAATAGAAACAACTCAGTTCCAGTATCTGTAATTAAGATGACAGACGTTAATAAAGCAATTCAACGTGCATTTGTTAAGGCATGCGCACGTCATGGTCTTGGTTTATATATTTATGCCGGTGAAGATTTACCAGAAGTAAATAGAAAAGAAATAAACTATCGTGCTATTGCAGATAATTGTGATAAATATCAAACAGTAGTCTTAAATCAAGTTGGTTTTGATAAAATGAAAGAAGATGTCATTAAGGCAGTTCAAGACAAATATCCTGAAGATGCTTCAAAAGCCATCGTTGACTATGTAGTTAAAATCACAAATGGTAAACGTTTAAGTATGTTTACTTTAGCTGATGATAGTCAAAACTTACAAAGAATTAATTACTTTATAAACGAAGTTAAAAAAGAGTTAGCCGCACCAGTAAGTGGCAACTAATAATTATACCAAACAAGATTTAGAACAATTAATATGCGAGGTGATGGGCTTAACGTCTATCACCCCGCTTATTCGTAAACATATTAATAGTTATGTCCTTATTGATAGAATGTCATATAAGGAAATTGCGAGATGTATTGTTTGGTATACTGAAGTTTTTAAGGGTAAATGCGAACCTTTATACGGACTTGGTTTTGTTGCTTCTGTTAGAGAAAGGGCGGCAAAATACTTTAAACAGTTGGAACTTGACCAACAAGAAAAGAAGGCTCAAGCAAATAAAATTGTAGCTTATCAAGAAAATAATATTATATTCAACATAAAGTCGTTACAACATAAGAAACGACAACCAAAACAACTAGATATCAATGACATTGATATCGAAGGAGATGGCAATGATTAAGAAAGATTTGTTCGATAATAACACATCTCTTTATGTTTTAAGTTGTTTGATGCATAAACCTCTTCTTCTTCAAGATGATCGTTATGCATTTGTAAAGACAGATTTTTATAAGCCATTACAACAAATTGTTTTTTATGCTATTTTTAATATGGCTCAAAATGGAGTTGAACGCATTACTCCGCAAGATATTGATTTATATTTAAGTCAATATAAAAGTCAATATGAGTTTTATAAAAAAGAAAAAGGTTATGAATTTATAACTCAATGTTATCAATCAACCGAAGGAACAGATGAAAAGCAATTTGATGCATATTATCAAAGATTAAAAAAGTTCTCAATGTTGAGGGACTTAGAGTCAATAGGATATGATACAAAAGAATTCTATGACACAGAAAAAGATCCTCTCAATCGTGATTCTGAAGATATGAAATTAAATAACATATCTTTAGTTGAAATTATAAATAGAGTAAGAGAACATCTTGTAGATATAGAGAACCGCCATGTCGGTAAAGATACAAGTTCATCTCAAACAGCAAATGAAGGAATGAGAGCATTAGTTGCCGAACTTCAAGCCAATCCAGAAGTTGGTTTGCCTTTAGATGGAGATATTGTAAATTATGCAACAAGAGGAGCGCGATTAGGTAAATTATATACTTATAGTGCGCCATCTGGTGCTGGTAAAACTCGTTATATGGTCGGTAATGCATGTGCAATTAGTATGCCTTATCTTGACGGAGACGGCAAAGTCGTATTGCGTGGCGGCATTAATGAAGATAATTATCAAAAAGTTCTTTACATAACAACAGAACAAAAAGCAGATGAAATTCAAACCATGATTCTCGCTTATGTAAGCGGAGTTAATGAAAAGAATATTCTTTTTGGCACATATACACCAGTAGAAGAAGATAGAATTAAAAAGGCTTTAGATATTATTGATACTTATGGTCATAATTTAATTCTTGAGGCAGTACCTGATCCAAGTATTGCGATGGTTAAAGCGATTTTAGCCAAGTATATTGTTCAAAATAATGTAGAATATATCTTTTATGATTACATCTTTAGTAGTCCAGGTTTGTTAACAGAGTTTAGTGCGGAAAATATTCGTGAAGACGTCATGTTAATGATGTTGTCAAATAGTATTAAAGAAACCGCAATGATATATAATGTATTCATTCAAAGTGCTACTCAGTTAAATGAAAACTGGTCGAAAAAGGCGATTGGTATTCGTGATCAAAACTGTTTGCGTGGTTCTAAAGCTATTGCCGATAAAATTGATATTGGTATGGTAGGCGTTAAATTAACACAAGAAGAACGTGAACAAATTGATGCGATTTGGACAGAACTTCAAAAGAGTTATCCTCAAAAGTTCAAACACGAACCAAATGTAGTTATTGATATATATAAAAATAGAAGAGGAGAATTAAATAGTGTCAAAATATTTAGATATTTTGATTACTCAACTTGTAGATGTCAGGATTTATTTGTAACTGACTCTGCATATAAGACGGTCGCAGATATTGGTCAACTTCAATATAATAAAGAACCATTTGACTTTTTAGATTTAAAGACAAGAGGAATAATTAAGGAAGGTAAGTAAAATGGATTTTAAAGAATTAAGAGACCAATTGACAGATGAGGCCATTAAGGACATTCTCGCGCAATTTAATGTTGAACCAGTAGAGGAAAATGAGAATGAAATTGTCTTCCCTACTTGTTGTCATAATTTAGAAGGCGGAAGTCCGAAATTATTTTATTACAAAAATACAAAGTTATTTCATTGTTATACAGAATGTGCGGCGACATTCGATATCTTCACTCTTCTTCAAAAGATGTATCATCTTAGAGGAGAGGAAATTACTTTATCTCAAGCAGTTGCAATTTGTGATTTGGATACCTCACAAATTTCAGTAGATAATAAGGGACACAATGTTCTTGAAGATATTAGATATATGCAAACATTAAACAATGTTTATGTAGGCAATATTGATGCGGAATTTAAGACATATGATAAAAACATATTAAAAAAATTCAGTTTTAATTATATGGGATTAATGCCTTGGATTGAAGAAGGTATTAGTATTGAAACATTGCAAAAGTTCAATATAAAATATGACTCATATCGTTCTGCGATAGTTATTCCTAACTTTAATTTCGATGGAGAATTAATTGGAATAAGAGAAAGATATTTTAAAGAGTCGGATATTAAGAAGGGTAAATATAGACCTTTATATGATGAAGGAGTTTTATATAATCACCCAACTGGAAGAACTTTTTATGGTATTTATGAAAATAAACATAATATTGAGCGAAAACATATGGCAATTATTTTTGAAGGCGAAAAGAGTTGTTTAAAATATGGCTCAATTTATGGCAATCAAAACAATATATCTTTAGCGACATTAGGACAAAATATTACTAAAGATCATATTCAATATCTATTAAAAATGAAAGTTAATCATGTAATTCTTGCATATGATAGTGATTATGAAGATTATAAACAATTAGCAGAAATTGAAGAAAAATATGTTGAGAAGGCAAAAATTTTATCTCCATATTTTAATGTAAGTATTTTAATGGATTATGAATTTGAACTTCCATATAAAAGTAGTCCAATAGATGGCGGAAAAGATACATTTGAAAGAATTTTAAAAAACAGAAGAATTATATAGGAATGAGAAAATGAACATATTAAAGAAGATTTTATTAACAATTATGGCGATACCTCTAACATTGGTTTTTATGGTAATCGGATTAGTTTTGTATGCTGTTGTTTTGGCTATCGGAGGTATTGGCTTATTTATATATTATATTGGTGCTTTTATTTGGTATTTTTCAGATGCCGTGATTGTTACGATTTGGAGTGATTAAAATGAACAAAGTAGAATTAAAAGTCAATCATTTAATTAAAACTTCAAACCGCATGCAAAGTTATGATGGTAAAGAAGTTAGTTATATAGTTCAATATCTTGAAAGCTTGGGTATTAAAAAAGAAGATGTTATCAGTTTTATAGACAAGCCGAGAGATACAGATGAAGATAACCCTGAACAGCTTGGTAATATCAAAAAAGCTTGTGAAACCGCATGGTCAAAGATAACTCACGGTGACAAAGTATTTGTCATAGTTGATAGTGATACAGATGGTTATACTTCTGCCTCAATTTTAATTAATTATCTTAAAAGAGTATTTCCATCTATTGATATTCAATATAAATTACATCCAGGAAAAGAACACGGTATCGTATTAAAAGATATTCCAGAAGATAGACAATTAATTTTTGTACCAGATGCCGGTTCAAATAATTATGAAGAACAAGAAGAACTTGTCCGTCAAGGTAAAACAGTTATTATTCTTGACCATCATGAAGTAGATAACTATCGTGATACCGGTGCTATTTTAGTAAATAATCAATTTAGTCCTCATTTTGACAATAAATATATGAGTGGCGCGGGTGTTGTATATATGTTTATTAAAATGATGGATCAACTTTATTTCCCAGGAACAAAGACCTATGAAGATTATAGAGATTTAGCGGCTATTGGAATTATTGCGGATGCAATGAATATGACTTCTCTTGGTAATAATTATTTAGCCTACTATGGTTTAAAAAATATTAAGAACCAATTTATTAAAGAAGTCGCAATTAAACAAGCTCATGGAATTAAAAATCCAAATATCTTAACTAAGATTGATGTAGCCTTCTATATTGCGCCAATTATTAATGGTGTTATTAGAGGAGGAGAACCAGAAGATAAAGAGGCAGTTTTTAAGGCAATGTGTACTGAAAATAGTAGTGAAGAAGTTCCGCATACTTGGCGCGGAGTCACTACTTATGAAACTATTTATCAAAATGCCGCACGTTTAGCCGCAAATGCAAAGAGCAGACAAGATGCACAGAAGAAAAAAGCTTTTGAATGGCTATGCGGAAAAATTCGTGAAGAACAACACGATAATGATAATGTAATTATTGCGACATTAAATAGTGCTGAAAGTAAAAAGATTAATCCTAATTTCACTGGCTTAATTGCGATGGAATTAGTTAAAGAATTTAATAGACCAGCATTAGTATTGCGTGAAACTGAATATGAAGGACGACATGTATTTGGAGGTAGCGGAAGAAACGGAAACTTCTATGGTTTACCAGATTTAAAAGATTTCCTTCATAAAACTGGTGTCTATTATGCCGAAGGACATGCCAATGCATTTGGTGCCTTCTTACTTCCTGAAGAAGTAGAAAAGTTAAGAGAGAAGGCGAATACAGAACTTAATCCTCTTGCTTTTGAAACAGTTTATGATGTAGACTACATCTTTAAAGATAACTATGATATTGATTATCAAATGTTATTTCAAATGGCAAGTTATGATGAATTATGGGGTAACTCAATCCCTCAACCAAAGTTCGCTTTTACGATAAACTATGGTAAAACAGACATTCTCATCATGGGAAAAGATAGAAGTTCTATCAAAATTAAGGCAAATGATATAGATTTTGTTGCTTTTAAGAACAAAGCACTAGCAGAACAGTTAATAAATACACCATTCGGAACTGCAAAAATTGTTGGAAGACCGCAATTAAATGAATGGCAAGGTAATTTTAAATTACAAATTATGATTGATGATATTGAAATATCACCAAGAGAACCAGAACAAAAACAAGATACTTTATTTAGTTTAATTTAAGGAGAAAATTATGAAAGAATCAAAGAATACAGCAATTAATAATACAGTCAATCCTTATCCAGGATTTGAATATCCTTATAGAGATAATTGGGGTCAACCAGGTATTTATCAAGATTGCCCACATCGTCTTCCTTGCGGAATTTGTACTAAAACAAATTCCATGTGTCCACTTAATCCAGGAATAATGAAACCTACTTGGGCTACTTCAACAAATGGAACAGGCGGATCTTGTAATGAATAAGAAAGAATTTATTGAAAAGTTCCATTTAGATAATTGGGACATCGTTTCTTCTGGTGTCTTAATTGCCTCTTTAGACCGCCTTTATCTTGAGTTCACAAAAGAACAAGTTTTAGAAATGGTTTCAGTATTTTATGATAGTGCTGATGATATTTTTAACTCTCTACAAGAAGAACTTGAAGAAAAGGTCAAACAAATGGCTGAAGAATTTGGAATTGACGAAGAAAAAATTATAGACAAAACACCAAAAGCTTAGTATAATATAACATAAGAATGAAAGGAGCAATTATGAGAAGTTATTGCGGATTGCATAATCATACAGAGTTCTCAAACTTAAAGATTATTGATAGTACAAATCGTTCGGAAAGAATGATTGACTATGTTTGGGATTTAGGTATGTCGGGATTAGCGTTCACTGATCACGATTGTCTTTCAGGTACTTTAAAAGAACTCGACGAATATAAAGCTAAATTAAAAAAAGAATGGTCTGCACTTCATCCAGAAGAAGATTTTATTGGATATAGCGCGGCTTCAAAAGAATTAGATTTTAAAGTTATTTTAGGTAATGAGATATATTTAAGCGAAGAAGGTTTAACAGAAGCTCAAATGGACGGTAACCATCCTGTTCATTTTTGGCATTTAATTTTAATAGCAAAAGATGCTATTGGTTTTAGACAATTAAAAGAATTAAGTAGTAGAGCTTGGCGTCGTGCATGGTTTAGAGGTATTTTAAGAACTCCAACTTATCCAAGTGATTTAATTGATGTTGTTGGAAAAAATCCAGGACATTTAGTTTGTTCAACAGCATGTTTAGGTGGTTATGCGGCGTGGAATTGGCGTAAAGCTTTTCATGATGATGATAAATTTCCTTGGGAACAAGGACAAGATAAAGATTATTATATTGGAAAATTAGATAATCATTTAGCCGCAATGCAAGGCTTATTTGGTGTAGATAATTTTTATGTCGAACTTCAACCAAATGAAGTTGGCAGTGAACAAAATGAATATAATGAGTTTATGATAGGAAGATATTGGGGTAAGTATCCATTTATCTTTACTACTGACGCGCATTATTTAAAAGAAGATGAAAGAGACATTCATAAAGCATTTTTAAACTCAAAAAGTTCAAAAGATAGAGAAGTTGATGAGTTTTATAAGTATGCCTATATAATGTCAGAAGATGAAGTTCATAAATTAATGCCATATGTCTCTGACGCGGATTTTGGCCGCATGGTTGCAAACACAAGAAAGATTAAAGACATGTGCGATTTTTATGAACTTGAACAAAAGCCAAAACTAGCACAAGTTAAATATGAATATTGGGATGCTTATGCAGATGATTTAGAAGTTTTTAATGATGTTGATAAAGAAACTTATCCAAACTTCTACCATTATCTTCATACAGATATTAAAAGTGATAACTATTTAGCTCGTTTAGTGGCACATGGTTTTGTTGAAAAATATAAAACTTCTTGGAATACAGAAGTATATTATAAACGTTTAGAAGAAGAGTTTTGGACATTAAAACAAGTTGGTGACAAGATCGAACAACCAATGGCGGATTATTTTATCACAATGTCTAAAATTATGGATATTGTTTGGAATGATGCTCAATCATTAGTTGGTCCAAGTCGTGGATCTGCGGGTGCACTTCTTATTAACTATCTTTTAGGCATCACACAAATGAATCCAATTGAGATGGAACTTCCATTTGTTTGGCGTTTCTTACATCCATCTCGTCCAGACCTTCCTGATATTGACTTTGATACAGAATCAGATAAACGTGCGATCGTTTTTAATGAAGTCAAAAAATATTTTAATAGTATCGGTGGAGACGTTATTAACGTTTGTACATTTGGTACAGAAGGAACAAAGAGTGCAATTAAAACTGCGGGACGTGGATTAAAAATTGATGATGACGTAATTAGTTATATTACATCAATGATACCGAATGAACGTGGTTTCGACTGGTCGTTAAAAGATTGTTTTTATGGTAATGATGAAGATAGAAAGCCAATTAAAGCATTTGTTGACCAAATGAAAGAATATCCAAAACTTTGGAAATTAGCACAAAGTATTGAAGGTCTTATCACAAGACTTGGTGTTCATGCATCAGGTGTTGTTTGTGTTAATGGTGATTTTAATGATTATAATAGTGTAATGAAAACTTCTAAGGAACAAATTGTTACATCTTATGACTTACATACATTAGAAAGATGTGGTATGGTTAAGTATGACTTTTTAACTGTATCTGCATTAGACCGTATCAGACAATGTATGAACTATATGTTGGAAGATGGAGTAATGGAATGGCAAGGAAGTTTAAGAAGTACTTATAATAAATATTTAGCCCCACAAAACTTAGATTATACAAGTGAAAAGATGTGGGAAATGGTTGGAAATGGCGAAATTAGTAGCTTGTTCCAGTTTGATACATTAGTCGGTTCACAAGCGATCAAAAGTATTCAACCGCATAGTTTAAATGAATTGGCCATTAGTTCATCTTTAATGAGATTAATGGGCGAAGGTGAATTACCACTTGAAAAGTATGCAAGATTTAAAAAATTACCTTCTGCTTGGTCTGATGAAATGCGCAATTATGGTTTAACAGAAGATGAACAAAAACTTTTAAGAAAGTATCTGGAAAAGAAATGCGGTGTCGGTGAATCTCAAGAAGTTATTATGCAAATTGTTATGGATCCACAAATTAGTGGATTTGATATGAAAGAGGCAAATAAACTTCGTAAGACAATCGCAAAGAAACAATTTAGAGAAATTGAAGCAGTTAAAGAATTATTCTTTGAAAAGGGCAGAGCTTTAGGCACATCGAATAACTTATTAAGTTATATTTGGTATGTCCAAGTAAGTGCTCAGTTGGGTTATTCATTTAGTGAAATTCATACAACTGGTTATGCACTTATCGCTTTACAAGAAATGAATTTAGCGTTCCATTATCCAATTATTTATTGGAACTGTGCATGTTTGTCTGTTGATAGTAGTGCGATTAATGCGGCTGACTTTTATAACTTAATTGAAAATGATATTGTCGATGGTGATGCAGGTGAAGAAAAGAAAGTTCAAAATAAAATGGACTATGCTAAACTTGCGTCCGCATTAGATAAATTTAAACAAATTTGTAAGATTGAAATGCCAGATATTAATGAATCTCGTCTTTCTTTTACACCGAATGTCGAACACAATAGTATCTTATATGGATTAAAAGGCATCTCTCAAATCACTGAGCCATCAATCGCGGAAATTATGGCGAACAGACCATTTAAGAGTTTAGATGACTTTTTAAATAAGATACAAAAAAGAATTATCACAAAGCCAAAAGTAATTAATTTAATTAAGTGCGGAGCTTTTGATAAGGTTGAAAATAAGAGTCGTGAACAAATTTTAAAAGATTATATTGCGACAACTGCGGATATGAAGAAGAAATTAACAATGCAAAATGCAAATATGTTAATTGATTTACATTTATTGCCAGCAGAGTTCGATTATAATAGTGAAGTTTATAAAATGACTAAAGAACTCAGAAGAAATAGAGATAGCCAAAAACTTTGGTATTGCGCAGATAGATTAGATATACCTTTCAATAAGGTCGATATTTGGAAAGGTATCTTAAAAGATAGCGGTATTCAAGGTGAAGAACTTCTTATTGATGGTGAACCAAGAAAAGTTTTAAATAGTAAAAAATGGGACGTATTTTATGAAAATAAAATGGTTCCAATTAAGAATTATATATCAAAGAACCACGATGAGCTTTTGAAGAAATTAAATGAACGTTTATTTAATGATGAGTATCAAAAGTATTGTAATGGTGATAGCTTACAATGGGAATTAGATAGTATTAACTTCTATTATAGCGGACATCCTTTAAAGAAAGTGATTAAACAATTGCCGATAGCAGTTAATCCAATTGACACAATCGTTGAAGGTATGCAGGATGGAAACTTCTTTATTAAAGGAAAAGAAATTCCAAGAATGAAATTGTATACTATTGCAGGAACAGTATTAGATAGGGATAGAACAAAAGGTTTAGTAACACTTCAATGTCCAGATGGAGTTGTTAGTTTGAAGGTCTATAAGGATCTATTCGCCACGATGATGAATACTATTGGTGATATTAGCATTGATGGCGAAAAAGATATCGAACAAGATAGTTTCTTTGAAAAAGGTGTTCATTTATTAGTTACAGGTATTCAAAGAGGTATGACATTTGTACCGAAGGTCTACAAATCGACTGGCAGGAAATCTATCTTAAAAATAGTTCTTGATGAAGATGGAGACTTTGTAGAATTTGAGGAGAAACAAGACGCTTAAGGAGAATTAACTATGAAAGAATATTATGTGCTATATCAAGTAGTTGGAGGAGACGTTTTTGGCCGCATGGGTCGATTAGTATGTATCATTGAAGATAAAGATGTAGCTGACGATTGGTGCCAAAAACATGATAACTTTTATTATACAATAGAACAATGCGAGTTACCATCTGAGATTTAGACTATTATTATAGTAAAAATAAAGTTAATTGTTTTAATCCTGATGTGATGAAAATTTCAAGTTATCATAAACAACTTGGCGATGAAGTTAACTTTGTTGAAAAAGACGATGATATTTATCGTCCACATGATATTTACTATATAATTAAAGAAAATAGTAAAACTCCAAATCCTCCTTATGAATTTTATTTAAACCCAAAAGTAAAATGGTGGGGCAATGCCGTATTCAGCAAAGTAAACTGGAAAATGCCGAATGCGATGCTTGCATGCCGTCCAGACTATCTTATCTATCCTGAAAAAAATACTCAACTTGAAAGAGCCGAACAAATAAGACTTTTAGATAATCAGGGTAGACTGATGCCATTAGTACAAGATTGAACTAACGTATTTAAAAGAAAACGCGCGCTTGTCATTGATGACAACTTATGAACAACTGATTCAGAAAATCTCAAAAAAGCGCTAATTAGGTTGCAAGAAGTTAAAAACGTTACCTTTTTTAAACCAATTTGGATTCAAAAGTTATTCTCTGATAAAGATATCATGAGTGAGTTCTTACAATTAAAATTGGTTCCTGGATGCAACTTACAGTGACTTGAAATCAATACAACAGAGTATGAACGAGCAAAAGATGTAATCTTGGCTATAAAGAAAGTATTTCCTGATATAGCCATTGGAGCCTTGCCGATAAGATTTTCTCCGCATCTTCATTGGGAAAACCGAGAGAACGCTTTAAAGGACTTTAATGAATTTAAACGAATAATTGTTGATGCGAAGAAAAACAATATCAAAGTAAAGATTAAAAAACTTAGACATCGACTTGATTCACCTTACTTCTTTGTATTTGAAGCTATGGCAGATTGAACCGAAAAGTTCTTTGAATTAAGTTGGTTAGAATATATTACGAAGATTTATGGTAAAGGCTTACAATTCGACCGCAATGTTATGTTCTGGTCACGACCAAAAGAATGGCCTGAACCATTTAGAGATTTATTAAGACAAACATGGGAAGATAAAGACTTTTTGTTATGCAAGATAGGAACTAAATCCCTGTCTGAAAATGATATACCATGAGCAATATGAAAGGAAACATTCAAATATGAAATATAATAGAATATGTGTTTTAGATACGGAAACTACTTCTGTATATTGAAATAGCGCGGCACCTGTCCAAATCGCCGCGATTATTTGTGATGCCAAGGGAAATGTTATAGATGGCTTTAATGAAAAAATTAGGACTACTCATAAGATAGATCCCGCAGCAAGTAAAGTTCATGGTATTTATGCGAAAGATTTAATTAATTGCAGAAGTGAAAAAGAAGTCATTATGGACTTCTGCGAATGGATGTCTCAACAAGAAGTTGATTGTGTATTAACTTATAACGGAGAAGCGTTCGATAGACCTATGCTTAATGAACGTTGCCGAGTTTTGAATATACCTTTTGATTATTTTAATAAAGATAAATTCCCTGGCATCGATGGTTATTATGATTGTATCTATTATGCAAAGAAGCAAAACTTATTTGGTTTAAAAGATAAATTAGGTAAAAAGTGGCGACTTACTTTGGTTGCGGAGGCATTAGGTTATAGTAGTGAAAATGCACATGATGCTTTGGCTGATGTAATGATGCTTAAAAATATATTCTTTAAAGTTGATCCTATTATCCATCCTGATAATTGGAACGAAGGCGGAACAAGTTTATTCTAAAGAAAAAAGACCTTTATAGGTCTTTTTATCTTTTAAAGTTATAGATTGCAACTTCAATTTGATTTTTGAGCCATTCTTCAACATCACCAAAGTTTTCTTTAATAAATTCAATTAATTCAGGAGTAAGTTGAGATTTAATAATCTTCAATGCTCTTTCTTTGGCTTCTTTTTGTTTAGCTTCATCAAATCTGCCTTCTTTTTTAAGAACTTCAACAAATTCTTGGAAGATTTGTTTAACTGCATCTCCAATAATATACAAGATCTTTGATAAAAAGTTTGCGGCTTTTTTGTCTTTAATCTTACGATTAATATAAACAGTTGCCACACCAACTAACCAAGTAACAACAGCGGTAACTACAATTCCCACTGCGGTCCAAATGATATTTGATAATTCTGCTGGCATGTTATTCTCCTTTCGATGTTGGTAAATGCATTACAGCATCGTGGTCTGCATCTACAACACCATTTCTACCTAAATTATGATAGCACCAATATAGTTCATCATATTCAGTTTTTTCTTGCGCAGATACTCAGCCTCGTTTAATATACATATCCGCGTCTTGACGAAGACTTCTACGAGTATCTTTTTGCATTGTTTTCTTCATTAAAACAAGATCATCTTGAAGTGGCTTGATGTCTGCTTTAAATTCAGCTTTCATCCCTTCCATTTCGTTATGAATTGCGGTTTTAACTACTTCACATCTTTTATTATCTTCTTGAGTTCTTTGATTCTCTTTTAGTTCTTCTAATTGCTTCTTTTCTTCTTGTCTCTTATCGAATTGACGTTTAATCAAGACACCAACAATGGTTCCGATTGCGGTTTCAATTACAATGGAAACGATAAATGCAATAACAATTTGTCATATTGATGTATCCATTTATTTGCCTCCGGAAACATGCTAGTCTCCTTTATCAATATTAGTATATGCCGGGTCACTATAAAAATCAAAATCAGATGTTTATCAGAACTAATTTTGGCAATAATTAAAAATTTTAGTATAATACAATAGATAAAGGAGTTTATTATGACAAAAGAAGAAATTATAAACTTTAGACAATCATTAGCTAATATGTCTATTGAGGAATTAAATGCAGAAGCAAAAAAAATTCAAAATGACATTAGTAAAATGATTTTAGATAGCGACTTAATTATGAAAGCCGCCATTGTTGATTCTCTTATTAAAGAAAGGGAAGAAAAATAATGGGACGACTTTCTACCGAAAAAATTAAAGAAGAAGTCGAAAGTAAAGGTTTTACTTTAGTTAGTGATGAAGGCTATGAAAACATTAATAGTTTAATTACTGTTAAATGCGAACATGGTCATTTAACTCAGGTTAGTTTAGCAGATTTTCGTGCTGCAAGTTTTACTTGTCCACAATGCGATAAAGTTTCGTTTGTAAACCCTACTTCTGTTCCACCTAAACAAGGATACAGAGTTATTGCTTTTGATCAAGCAACAGAAAGTTTCGGATTAAGTATTTTTGAAGATAGTCAATTAAAGTTCTTTAACTTATATACTTTTAATGGATTGCTTAAAGACAGACTTGTAAGAATTAAAAAATTTGTTGAAGATATTGTTATTAAAGAATGAAAACCTGATTTCATTGTTATGGAAGATATTCAATATCAATGAGGTGCGGTTTTAACATTTAAAGTACTTGCGGAATTACTTGGAGTATTAGAAACAGTTTGCACTGAACACAATATTCCTTATGAAGTTGTAAGTCCTAATGTGTGAAGAAAATACGCGGGAACATGCGGAAAAAACCGCACTCAAGAGAAACAACTTAGCGTAATTACTGTACAAGAAAAATATGGTGTAAAAGTAAATAATGATGTTGCTGAAGCCATATTAATTGGACGTTATGGAGTCCATTCTCATTATCAAATTAAAAATGCATTTGGAAATTAAAAAGAGAGGTTAACCTCTCTTTTTTAGTTGTTCTATTTCTTCTTTAAGAAGATCGATTTGTTTTTGTTGCTCTTGAACTGCCTTCCATAAGATATATGTAAGTTTTGATTCATGGATAGACATATAATCATAGTCTTTTCCGGATGCTTGTTCATTATCAACAAGTTTAAAACCTTCAATATTTATATCTTGGACATCTTGTGCAATAATACCAATTGATGGTAGGTCACTATCTTTATACTTAAAGGAGTATAATGGTATTTTATTTACTAATTCAAGAGCATTAATTGAAAGAGGTTTGATATTTGTTTTCGCGCGTCTATCTGATTTGGCGTTAAAATATGTAGCTTGGCAATATCCTGTCAAGTCCATATCTCCATTTGCATTTACAGAAAATTTATAATTACTACTATAATTAGTTTCTGAATTACTAGCATATAGTCGAACATTATCAGGAGCAACAGTAAAGGTTACACCAGTTGTACCATTTCCACCTCTAATGCAATTTCGCATTGCTCATAAGTTTATCTTACCACTATCTCCACGGCTCACTAATGCTATATTATGGTCATCTGTTGGTAGATATTGCAAATAAGAATACTTTTCACCTGTATCTTCATCTCAAATTTCATTACTAAAATTAATTCTAATGTCTGAAAAGGTAAAATCTTTATTAATAATTTGGTTAGTAGCATCAGAGGTAATAATTCTTCCTAAAGGAGTTCCTCCAAAAGAATTAGATGTATTAACATATATTTCAGGTAAGAGTTCACAGCTATAGTCAGACCCGGTATTTGAAAATTTTAAAAATGTAAAAAATTGCGGAATTGGATCTCCAGCTTGTGCAGGTGTTCCTTCATTTAAACCTTTAATATATTTTCAAAATATCATATTTATACCTCTTTAATAATATAAAACTTTTATTGTATTTTAGCAATTCTCAAGGGGAGAAATTAATCTCCCCTTTATTTAATTAATTTAACAAGTTTTTGAATTAACTTGTCTTGATATTTAATTGCATTTACTGTAACACTAATATCAGTAGCATTACGGAGATTGTAATTAATATCTGTAATAAATAAGTATTGAGACAAACTATTATAAATTTGGTCATACTCATTATAATATTCTTGCGCATCAATACGGATTGCATCGCCAATTCTTAAATCTTGACCATGATAGCCCTTCAATGATGCGACATCAATTAATGTAAGGTTGTATTGGCGTTCAGGATTAGAATAGTCTCTGAAGGCATTTACGGCCGCTTGATATAATTCTTTTGATGTTGTAGATAATGTATCTTTGTAATTATTTTCAAGAATTAAGAAACCAAAACGTTGAAATAACTTACTTGATCAGATACTATCATGCGCTTTTTTAAGTCTATAATATTCTGTCATCGGTAGTGGTTTATAAGATTTAAGAATCTTAATAAGAGACATTTTATATAAACCACTAAAGTAATCAAGAGAGAGACCAGTAGCTTCTCGTATAAGCGTTTTTCAGGTTTTTCCGCCATTTTCAATATAATAATAACTTGTATTACCTTGTTCTGTACAGACAACATTATCTAAAGATATATCTTCTAAATCATCAAATATTGCTTTAATACTTATATTTTTTCTTAAGATGCGTTGAATGGCCTCTTGATCTTCTGTATTTATTAAATCTTCTGGCGCAAGTGTTGATGAATGATATTTATAATAGTATTTTTTAAGTACTGTTTTTTGTTTATCTGCATAAATTTTAATATTCGGTATGTATTCAATATTAAGAGAAACTTTATCTCTATCTGGATTTTTCATAACTATTCTGTCTGCAAAATAATTATTTGTTAATTTTCCTACAGAAGTCCAAGTTTCTGGAATGAAGTAATTACAATATTTACTATTAGTAAAAGCAGAATTCCAGTATTCAGTTAGTTTGCATTCGACTGCTGCCGCATATTGTTGTAATAATGGATGATTTAAGTCTCCGTGATATTTATATCAGAAGTCTCCATTTGTTAAATCTGATAAAGATTCTGGATTTCCATAAGAACAGGTTAACTCTATAGAGTCATCTCCAATTACTGTTGTTATTGTTGATTGATGATTATTTCAATCTGCAAATTCTAAATCTTGATAAATTGGTAAGAAATTACTGTTGATTGATTTAATAACATATTTAGGTATTCCGCTTTCTCTTGTCCAAAGTAATTGAATTTCATTTTTAATAATTGGTGTAGAGTATTTAGGTATATCGGCATCAAACGCATCTCATTCATAAGAGTTAGCGTCTAAATAACCAAATTGCCATTTTGTACTTGATGAATTTTTAATTTGATAAAGTGTATATGCACGTTTTTCTCCTTTTGAATCCATATAATATGTTACATCTTTATCAAAAGATTCTGGATGTATTAAACATTCTTCAAATGTTGGCGCTCTGAAAACTTTTTCTGTAAAATCATTTTCTTTAAAAGGAATATTTTCTCTGCCGTTTGAATCATAATATTTTTCTGCACCAGTATATTCTATTTCAGAAACAGGTTTTAAATTATAATCTATTTCTTCAAAAATAGCCATAACTAATGTTTTTCCATATTCTGTTTTTTGATATAAATAATCAAAATCATCAGAAAGTTTGTTATAATGTAATGCTTCAAAAGTTGTTCCACTATCTGCGATATCAATTTGTGATAAATCTATAGGATGCAAATTCTTATAAATAGGATAATATCATATAGAATTTATTTTATTATTTTCTTCTAAGAAATTATTAAAAGATTCAAAATTATCAGATTTTATTATATAATCATCGCTTGATTCATCTTTGATTATAAGTACTTTATAAGATTTTCCTTTGTAAATAATATCTGTTGATTTAACTGGTTTTAAAAAATGAGGATTTTGAAGATATAAATTACCTATTATATTTTGTGTTTGTCGACGACCATATCAGTCTTCAATAATTGAAGTAGTGAAACCTAATTTATTTCAATATAAATCATAAACTCATGGTACTATCGTGTCGTCTCCACTTGTTTTTCTTGCTACTCATTGTCCTGCTAAATCTCTTATATTTTCATTGACTCAACCGCTTGCATTTTCTGGTTCTATTTCGTCTTGAGTATCCTTTACTTTCATATTATCTATAAAATTAAAAATAGCGCCTTTCTTATTAATTGCATCCTTATACTCTAAATAAGATTGTGCAGTTTTAAAAAATATATAATATGCTGTTTCAAATCCCTGAATTGTATGATATAATATCCAAGAGTTAGTTACTTCATTTATAACAACTTCACCTTTATTTTGATGATTATCACCGAAGAAATCATGATTACTTCTTCCTTCAGTTCCTGGAGAATAGGCGTTATAATATCAAATTCATAAGCTTGCCGTAGTTGCCACAGCTGCTGCTAATGAAGCAGGTAGAATAAATAATGTTGCAACGCAACTAGTAACGACAGGTTTTCATAAATTAGGCATTACATTTCTGAAAAAAGAATCTTTGTTTTTTCAATTAACAAAAGAAAGTGGCTTGTATGTTTTATATCCATAAGGATTTCCTGTTCTTTCATCTATTGTTTGTAACTTATCTTGTAAGAAATTGTCTCAACTTCTTTTAAAATCTTCTTCATTTTTTCCTTCTTTATTTAATACCCTACATTCATATGTTTTATTATTAATTTGAAGATTGTTTGTTTTTACATATATATTTTCTAAAGGAAGATATTTTAAATAAATTAAGTAGTCTCCGGAAACCGGTTGACGAAGACCTTGAGAATTACTTAAAAGTTCATTGTTATTTCAGTCTTGTTCTAATTCTGTACAACGATATAATACTTTTTTTGTTAAAAATGATTTCATTTTATCATACGCTTGATGATATTCTATCTCTGTAAAACTACCTTGATCATTATATGTTATAGATATTGGCTCATAATAGGTTTTTTCTTTAATAAAATAATTATCAAAACGCAAATCATCAGGAATTTGCTCATCTGAAGTTGTTTCTTCTTTTAAAAGAAGCAAATAATCTAAATAAGTTTTATTTAATTCACTTAAAGAGGCTTTATAAAATTCAAAATTACAATTTGTTTCTTTAGTATTATTTATTTCTCTAACTCTAATTGGTTCAGAATAAGCATAATAATTTATATTATTTTCTTCTTGTTCTTTTTTTCATTCTATAAACTTAACTTCACCAATAGGTTCATAATATTTACTAATAGTTTGACCTTCAGTTGTTTTGTTTATTGTTATATACAAATCTTCCGCATTAATATATGTTGTATAATCTTTATTGTTATCTATATCAAAATGATTGTTAAAAATATAATTAGGATTCAATAGATCGCTGTCTGAACTTCAAGTACGTTCTTGTATTCCTAATCCATATATTTTTACTTTTAAACGGACTAAAAAATAATCGATATCATTATCATATTTATTCCCGCTTGTATCTATATATAAGAAACTTTCTTTCTTTTTTTCATCTAAAATATAAAGTGGTGAATAACTATTAGGATTATTATATACTATTTCATTTGAAACGTTATATAAATATCCATCTTGTAAATTTTTCTTAAATAATGCTACTAAAGGACGACCATAATTACTAATAGTTTCATCTTCATTTTCTTCTTTATATCCAACATAATATTTGAAATTAGAAGTAATTAAACTATAGTTAGTTTTATTAAAAGTGTATCAATTAACTACAGATGTAGCTTTGTCATCGACTCAAATTAAGTCCTCTGAAGAAGGGTTAAAATCACTGTTTATAGTTAATGTATAAGGGTATAAATTTTTCGCAGAGAAACTATTTATTGTATAAAAATAATTCGAAAAGTTGTAAAGATTCTTTAGAAATCTTTGATCTGAATTAATATATTTATTTAAATAATCTGTAACTATATCATCATAATCTAATATTGCAATTTTTTCTTTAGGATTTACTATAGATGACATAATATTATTATACATATTTTTAAAATCATCTGAGTATAGTATATCTACTGCTCCACGCTCTGTTAATGGTTCGATAATTGATGCCTCACATTCTGCGCCCAAAAGATCTAAGCTATTTGTAAGTTCAGCTAAAATTTTTGTACGTTCATGAAGTGCAGTATAATATGCTTGTGCATAAAACATTAATTGTCCATTAACAATGCGTAGTTCATTTTGTAATATATTCATTAATGAATTATATTCATCTTTGGAAATAATATTGTTATCTAAAAAATATGAAAAATCAATAATTTTATTTTCTAACCAAGGACATTTGTCCGCCATTTCCGCAAACTCTTGTTCTTCTACTGTTACATCTCTATAAAAATAAAGAACAACAGTAAAATCCTCATTAATGTTTCCTTGAGTTCCATCTCATTTTATATAATAATTTGTATTTTCTCTTTTTATGAAAGTTGGAATTTCTTCATTTTCATAAATATCATAAATAACCTCATTAATTCGTTGGCCATATGTTTCACTCTCTTCATTATTATCTATATCAAAAGATTCAATTTCTAAATAAAGTCTGTCTGTAATAGCAGTAATATTATCAATAGTTGTTGCACCGCTAGAAAGAATTGAAAAATCTGTTTGATTTTCTTCTGTTCTAAAAGCAATTTTATTAAAGAATTGTGGTAAAACAAAATTATTAATTTTAAAACATTGTTCTTCTGGTTGAGGTTCCTCTGGTCCTTCAGGATCCGTTGGTGTTTCTACTATATCTAAATTACCAATTATTGTAGAATATTCTCTTCCAGAACAATATGAAGAAAAATAACCAGGTGCATAACCACTATTCTTTCACTCCTCTGAGTTAAATAAATCTAAAAATATTCCAGGCGGAGTAGGAAGTAATGTAATTAATTCTTCATCATATTCTGGTCCTTCAACATTTAAAACAGTAGTTAAAGAATCTCCTGCATGAGATAAACCAAAACTTTGAATTGAATCTCTTGGCGAATATGTTAAACCTAAACGTCTATCATTCTTTTGCGGTTCAAACCAAAAATAACAATCAAAAACATTTTGTCTATTAGAACCTTGATATCTTGCATGTTCAAGTGTTTTTAATTGAAGACCTAAGGATTCTCCAAGTGAAATTAATGCCGCATTAGCATTAGAGCCTGAGCAAGAAAAAGGAAATGTTTCAAAATAAATTCCATCTCTTTCTTCAAGAACCTTGCCATTAGAATCCTTTAATGATGGTCTATAAGGCTCTTTTAAAATACGTTGAACATTATAAAGATCATCGCCATATCTAAAAGTAAAAATTTCTTTATTTTTACTTTCATATAAACCAATTTCTAAAGGAAGATAGTTATAAAAAATATGACAATCTTTAATAATATATTGTTGTGTCCATTCATCTATATTTAAAGCACCAATAAAATCAACGCTTGATGCATCATTTTCTAGTGTATAACCACTATTTTGTCTAATTGTTTGATATGTGAAACTATCATCACAAGTAACATCATAAGTAGTGTTAATTTCTTTAAAAGAATACTTAATATTTTTAATTGTAAAAATATACTCATTACCAAAACCATCAATTAAAAGCAATTGAGTACCGATTGAAAATAATCTTGCAAATGGATTTTCTTTCCATTCATTTTCTATCATTAAATACCTATCTAAACTAAAAGTTAAAGATTTTTGTCCATTTAATGATTTTGATAATTTTTCATTATATGTATAACAAAAAGTATTTTTTCTATCATTGATATTCGATTCTGCGACAACATAGTTATCATCTTGATTTAAAAAACTTTCATTAGAATTAGATAGAGTTATATTGTCTTGTCTTTCATAATTTGTTGCACTTAAAAAAGGATTTTGTTTACTATTATAGGAATCTTCTTGATTATAAAATTCGCTAATAGTATCTTCTGTATAGTAACGAACCCCAATTTTTTCAAAATGAGGAGTTAATAATAAAAGCTTAAAATATGTCATAAACTATCCTCTAAATAAGTGTAATGTCTGTTTCTCCATTTGACGGAACTATTCTATTTCCACTTTTGTCTTTTATAGTATAAACTGCAGTATTAGATTTGGCAACTCTTGAATATGAAAGTTTTGTATCTAAAACAATTTCTTCGCCGAAACTATCATTTGTTTCTTTATATATGTTAAACCCCATAACAGGATTACCTTGAATGTCTGTTCATAAGTGGCTTTGTTTATCTATTATATAAAGACTTATTTCTTCAGCATTTTTAAATAAAGCTTTAATAGATTCTCCATAACTTCCTGTAATTGGTTGTGCATTATCATCGTTTTTAATAAAAAATCTACTATTAAAACTATCTATATTATATAAAAGATTTGTACGACCAAGTTTTTCTTCTGCCTGAGGATCAAAAGTAAAGTATCATACTCCGTTTGAAACATAAAAGTCATAAAAACTTCCTCAAGATGATGGAACAACCGTATAATATTTTTCATTTTGGCGTACAACACCTTCTGGTTTGTCTAATTCATTCTCATTTCTGGCATAAGAAAGAACGGCAAATCCCGCTTTTGCACCTAAAAAATATTCTTCTGATTTTTTTTGTTGTAATTCTTTTCTTCTTCGTTGAACTTCTGCTTCTTTTTCTTCTTCTGTAGCTCTTGACATTTCTTCTTCTACTTTTTCACGAATTTCTTCCTCTTCAACTTCTGTTCAATCAATATCACTATCTAATACTCTATACCAATGATGATAAGGTATTTGAGAATAATTAGTAATCGCCGGACTTTCTGGATTATTTGGATCCTCTTTTAAAAAATCAGGTATAAAAAAATTATTATAGTTATACAAACTAAAAACTTTATTATTAAGTTCTTTAAGATAGGTATCAGTTCAATTCTTTAAGAACTCTTGTTTATTGATATCTAATAAAGAGTAATCTTTCATTTATTTTACCTGTACGAAATTTAATATTGAAGGTTTTCCTGTAACATCTATTTTTCATTGATCATTCTCTTTAGTAATATTATAATCTCAAATAATTTCTTCTAATCAATTTCCTTCTTGATCATCTGTTTTATTAAAGAATTTTATTAAAGGTCTAATTTCAATAAAATTTGTTGTAGCACTTGGATCGGGATAATATTTACAAACATCAAAAACAATATTATTTTCTCCAACATTTTGATAAATGCCATAAACAAATGAATTTGTTGAAGATGCAAGAGTAACTTCTTCACTAAAACTTGTTTCTTCTGGTTGCCCTTCTTTATATTTGTAATTAATTTTAAGCATTCCAGTTTGTTTATCTATTGAAACTTCTGGCTTATAATAACCAGAGTTAACTGCTTGAATTAATGCAGCGTTACCAGATGCAAGTTTGATAATAACATCTCCCCTATGAAGAACATCTCCACTATTTGAGGTAAAACTTTCACATGCAATAACAAGAGACTGACCAGTAATTAAATCACTAAAAATTGCATCTAATTCCGCAGGATCTTCAACTTTACTTGTAACTTTATATAAATCTCAATAAGAAAGCTCCTTTTGTATTGCATCGATTCTTTGTTCAATAAGTTGCATATTGCGAACAAAAGCTTCGCGATTTCTACCGGGATAAAGACCTCCTTGATTAGTATCAAAAATAGTCGGTTTTAAAAGAGGTTCTGAAACAGATTGTTCACTTCTAAAAGTATATTTAATATTCATATAAACCTCCTAAATTAAATTTGTTCTAGCTCGCATATCTAAATATGCAATATTACTATGAAAAACAGATGAATCTGAAATTTCAATTAAATTACCATCTTTAACAAAAGATACTTCTAAAGATAATTCTGTCTTACCTAAATCAAATAAATAAGAATCAAAAGTACCTGTAATAAAATGTTTTCTAACCAAAATGCTGTCTACTATTCTCTTTCCAGTAGAAACTGTAGAAATTCGACTTAATAATAAGTGTTCACTATTACCTAACTCTAAGAACATTAACCCCGCAGAAGAATCGTATTTTAAATTTAATTCTCAAGGATTTCCATCTCTATTTTCTGATAAAAATGACAAATTAGTTAAATTTATATCAAATAAAACTTTTTGATCCTGTCCTTCATATTTAATTGCACCAACTAAATGCGCAAAAAAATCGTCTGAATATGTAAAATCTTCTGGCAATATGTCAGTTAAATTAAAATTAATAAATCAATTAAATGGCATCTCTAAGTGGGAGTTTCCAATTTGATTAAGAGCATCTGAGTTCACAGTCCAAATTGCACGTTTTATTGTACTGGTTGTTGTAGACTCATCTATATCAAATTCATATGCCATTTTATGATATGCACAAGCTGGTCCCTGAACTTCAAAAGAAACTTTAAATTCGGTATAATATCGATAGTCTTTTTCATTCGCAAGACCTATTGAATAAATTTCTAAAGAATTTTGTCTTTTTACAACTTGATAAACTCTATTTTTTCTTACTTTATAAATTTTTCCATCAATAGCATAGTTGTCACTATTATTCCCTGTATGTTTAATTCTTAAAATAGTATTTGGTTTTATTGTTGTTGCTAGTTCTCATAATTCTCCTTCTTGGTCATAATTCTTTTCTGTTCCAACAATATATCTAATACCTTGTTCAACAGATGCTAATTTAACTTGATAAAAATAAAAAGGTTCAAAATCAAAAGTTAGTGCGCTAATTTCATAAGGATTAAGCCAATAAATAAGTTGTCTTAAATCATCTTCACTAATTCAATATGCACCAATAGTAAAATCTATTTTTGGTGTATTAAAACTAATACCTGTTAAATTACCGGTAGAAGATTCAAATTGTGGCTTTGTATATTGATTAGAATATGTAGAACCGTTATAAAACTTTAAACTATTTTTATTATTAATAATAAAAGCGCCAAAATTTTCGAAAGCATTAATACTTCGTCAAGAAAAATTGGTAAAATCATCCATACCATGTTTTAATTGATTGCGTTTTGCAACGGTAATTTGAGAAGCTCAAATATTATTGTATAAAATTTGAGCTGTCTCTTTTTTACCTAAATTAGAATATTTTAATAAACTTGCCATTTTATCTTAATCCTTGTTGTTTTAATGCATTCATTATAAGTAAGTATAGGTCTTGTTGTGAAGATTCGCCAATTTCAATTTCTTTGCCATTGATATTGAGAATTAAGTTGTCACCATTACCTGTAACTTCGATGTTATTAAGTAAATCAGATGGTAATACACTACCATATGCTGTTGCAAAATCATTTCTTAAATAATTTTCTGCTTCAGTTGCGGTCATATTTTTAAGATTATTTGAAAGAACATTTGCTGCAAAAGATGCTGGATCTTCTAAATCGCCAGTCATTGCTTGAAGTAATGCTTGATTGTTTTCAAGGAGTTTATCAAATTTTTCATTAATTTGAGAAACTGTATCATCTAAATTACTAATTACTTTTTCTTGAGCTTGTTGACGCAATGTATCTAAACGTTCTTTTTCAAGTTCTTCTAATTGTTGAGTTAATTCTTTTTCTTTTTGTTTTGAAGAAGCGTTTTCGGATGAAGCAAGTTTCGTAATATTATTAATTAATGTACTGGCTTTTTCATCGTATTCCTCTTCTTCTTTTTGCTCATTAATAGCATCAAAATATTTTTGATATGCATCTTTACGTTTATTAAGAGAATCAACTAAAGCATCTTGTTGTGCTTGAAGGTAGCTCTTATATTCTTTTAATTGATTTTGCTCTTGTTCGAGTCTCATTTCAAGTGAAGCTCTATAAAGATTTTCCGTATCTTCAAGATATGCTTTTTGTTGTTTTAAGTAAGAAATATATGCTTCATTGCGGTCTTTTTCCGCTTTTGCTAATTCAATTTGAAGATCAGTATCAATTTGTTTAATTCTTAATTCAACTTGTTTTTGAAGAGCCTCGTTATTAGCTAAAGCATTTTGAATTGCGTTATAATCTCCTGTTTGGAAAGCATTATAAAGTTCTTGTCCACCTTCTCCTTGGAAGAGTGCATAGTTATCACTTAAGAACTCTGTCTTTTCGACGTCACTTAATGTATTTCATTTAGAAACTGTTTCATAGAAACTATTAATTTGGCTCTTAAGTGACTTAATATTTTGTCCCATATTAAGAGCGCCAGTTCCAATAGCTTTTTCAAGTGCTTTAATAATGGTTGCGTATTCACTAGAATTTTGTGAGATTCCAAATACATCCATTATTGATAGTCCAAGATCTTTTCCACTTTCAATAACATCAAATAATTCATTAACATATTGTGCAGATTCTTCACTACTATAACCTAGGGACTGAACTGCAGTAGCCAAATCATTAATTTTATCTATTGAGATTCCTAAATTATCAATAAAATCAATAGCACGACTGCTGAAAGTATTTGCCAATGTAGCTCATTCAGAGTATGCACTATTGAACGCCGCAATAGCCGCAGAGTCACCAGTAGAACGAATTTGCTCTTCTAGTTGTCTAAATGCTTCAATTCTTTCACTAAATTTATATGAATCTGAGCTAATAACGTCTGCTGCAGATGCTAATCCATCTTTTGTTGCAACTTTTAAATCTTTAATCGAATTAACAAGTGCTTTGATTCCAGTGCCTGTTTCATCATTTG